CTATAGTTATGTAGGAGTTTAACGTTTTGGCAGAAGAAACAACAGCCGGCGGTGGTTTAAATACATTATTAGGTACTCTTGGTACTGCATCAGGTGCAGCTGGGAAAGCCCTATCGGGTACTGCCAAAGCTGCGGTTGGCCTGGGCGGCGCACTTCTTACTGGACAGCAACAACTAAGTGCATACAGTGGCGCTATTTCAGCCAACACTGGATTGTTTGGAAAAACTGTTGGCAAACTAGTTGATGGGTTGTCGCAGTTTGCCGAAGCTAGTCTTGCTGAATATCAACAACTTACTAATGTAGGTGCTACATTTGGCAAAGAAATAAAAGATGTAAAAGTATCTGCTGCCGAACTTGGATTGAGTGTTGAAGAAATGACAGGATTCTTGAAAAAGAATTCTGAATCTTTAAGAGCATTTGGCGGTACAACAGACCTAGCTATTTCTAGATTCAAAGCAGTATCAACTACAATACTTGATAGTGCAGAACTAGGCACCAAACTTCGTGCGTTAGGATTTACAACAGCTGACATAAATGAAAATCTTGCCCTCTATGGCGAACTAAGTGATGCTAACAGTAGAACAGATAGAGCAAGTGTAGAACAACAAGCTGCTGCTGCTAAAAATCTAATGGTTGAACTAGACGGATTGTCAAAACTCACAGGCAAACAGCGTGACGAGCTTGCAGACGAGATGAAAGAACGCAGACGTCAAGGCGATGTTAATGCGTTTTTAACTGGTAAAACTGCCGAAGAACAAACTGCATTTACTAACAAGTTGGTAGAACTGCAAAACACATTAGGTAAAGATGCTGCTGACGCATTTGTAGATGTTGCACTTAGAGGAGCTCCTACAACTGAAAGCACAAGAGCTGCATTGCTTGCTATGGGCAGCGGCGCCGATGACTTGTATGCCGCTGCTCAACAGTTTAACTCTGGCGATATACGTGGTTTCCAAGATAGTTTACAAGCAGCAACTGGTGCTGCAATGGATTACCAAAACACAGAACAGTTTAGACAAACTGCAATGCTCGGTGGTATGTCTAATATATCAAGTGCATTTGCAGATGCAAGTGCTGCTGGATACAACTACAAAAATGCAGTTGATAGTGTTAGCGACGGAACTATGACTGCTGAAGAGGCTAGAGAAACGCTCAACAATCAAATACTACAAGAGCAAGCTCGTCAGATGGAACAGACTACAGGTATATTTGACAAAACTATTGGCATACAGGAAGATTTACGCACACTAACAACAACAGTGATGGAAACTACTATTCCGCACATTGAGAATGTTGCAGTTGCCGCATTAGATAAAATATCAGAAGTGATGCCAAGCGCACAAACGATTGCCAACGAACTTGCAGGCGGTATCAACAACTTGTTTAATGCAGCAGAATTTATGGATACCAACACAGAAGTAATAAGACAAGGTCATGGAAATATAGTAGACCAACTGAGAGAACTGATGCAATCATCAACTGCAGACGCTGCGGCCTTAGGAGCAACTACAACTGCAACTGGAGAAACCACTGATGCAAATGTTAGCGAAACTGCTACAACCACACAAGATGACATTGCTTCTGCTCGTGCATCACTTGAAGCTGCTCAAGCTGAATTATTAAGTGAGATACCATCAATTGCAGCTGGCGCAGTTGATAGAGTTGCAGCAGCCGAAGCACACCTAAGTGATGTAATAATAAACTCAGTTGAAGGATTAGCAGATATACAAGCCGAAACATTGAGTAAAGTTGCAAGATATCAAGCTAATCCATCAAGGTATAGTGGAGGATTTGCAAACGGTGGCCGCATTGGTGCAGGCGAGTACGGTATGGTAGGCGAATCTGGACCGGAATTTATATCAGGTCCAGCAAATGTTATGAGTGCAAATACTAGTATGGGCGTTATGCAAAATCTTATGAAAGGTATTAAAAGTCTTGATGCTACTGTTCAAAACAATGGTGTAAATGGACAAAATACGATAAGTAATAGTAATGTTGCAGAACAAATGAGTAATTTAATGGCAAGTAAGTTTGATACAATGATACAACAGTTGCAAACACTTGTAACTATAGAATCATCTTCAGTGAGTGCGCAACAAAAAACATTTAGAGCTACAAAAGGGCTACAGGGCAATATGCTGAAAGGTACAATATGAGTTGGAAAAAACATTTTACTCCAGTTCCGACGAGTGACAATATAAACGGAGGGTACAGTCCCTTTAGTTTAAAAGGCAACAACGGAATAGGTCCAGCTGCGGCCAACTACTCAAGCCATTTGCCAGATGTATATGTCGGCTCTCCAAATCGTATCGAACGTTATAATCAGTACAATACTATGGATAGTGATAGCGAAGTAAATGCTGCACTAGATATTCTTGCTGAGTTTTGTACACAGAAGAACAAACAAAATAACACACACTTTCAACTCGACTTTAAAGGTCAACCAACCAACAGCGAAGTACAAGTTATTGGGCAGTATCTACAACAATGGTGTAAACTAAACAAGTTTGAAACACGTATGTTTAGAACTATACGTAATGCATTTAAATATGGCGACCAGTTTTTTATTAGAGATCCAGAAACACAAAAACTGTTTCATGTTGATCCTGGTCAAGTAACAAAAATTATTGTAAACGAAAGTGAAGGCAAAAAACCTGAACAATATGTTGTCAAAAATCTAAACTTTGCATTTGGCGCATTAGAAGCTACACCTTTAAACACGCAAAACAGTTATGGACCTGGTGGTACTAATGGATATCAGCAAGTTCAAAGAGGAACAGGTGTAGGAAATAATCACACACCAAGTGGAAATACCAGTAGATTTGCACAAGAACACGACGAAACATACATTGATGCTAACCATGTGTTGCATCTAAGTTTAAGCGAAGGATTAGATCAAAACTATCCGTTTGGTAATAGTTTGCTTGAAAGTATATTCAAAGTATACAAACAAAAAGAATTACTCGAAGATGCTATTATTATCTATCGTGTACAACGTGCGCCTGAGCGCAGAGTATTCTACGTTGATGTGGGCAACATGCCTTCGCATCTTGCTATGCAGTTTGTGGAACGTGTTAAAACTGAAATACATCAAAGACGTATCCCAAGTAAGACAGGTGGTGGCACAAATGTTATAGACAGTAGTTATAATCCACTGTCAATCAACGAAGATTACTTTTTCCCACAAACTGCTGAAGGTAGAGGAAGTAAAGTTGAAACATTGCCAGGTGGTACTAACTTAGGAGAGATTGATGATCTCAGATATTTTACTAATAAACTTGTTCGCGGTCTACGAATACCTTCCAGCTATCTCCCTACAGGTGCTGATGACGGAGCAAGCCAATACAACGACGGTAGAGTAGGCACAGCATATATTCAAGAGTTGCGTTTTAACAAGTATTGTGAACGCTTACAGGATATGGTGGCTGAAGATTTCAACAGTGAGTTTAAACTATTTTTACAAAGCAAAGGTGCAAACATTGACTATGCAATGTTTGATTTAAGATTAACTCCTCCACAAAACTTTGCAGCATATAGACAAGCAGAACTTGATAACAATAGAATAAGCACATTTACAAGCATGGCAGCAGTTCCATACATTTCAAATAGATTTGCACTTGAAAGATTCTTAGGATTGAGTACAGAAGAAATAGCAGAAAACGAACGTTTGTGGCGTGAAGAAAATGATGAAAACTTGACTGATCTAGTTACTGACGATATGGCAGGAGAAATGAGAGGGGCTGGTCTAAGCGGCGCAGATCTTGCTGGCGACTTTGGCGGACTTGAAGATGAGTTAGGTGATGACTTAGGTGGCATAGACGGTGGAACTGATACTGCACCTGAAACAAACACAGGAGACGAACTTGGCGGTGGCGGCGCAGAACCAAATCCAGCACAAACGATATAAATACAATATGATACTTAGAGAACTATATTACTTTGACAGAGAAACAATGGAGCCTACTGAGGACGATACCTACAATGCTGAGGACGATACCAGCATTGTTAAAGTTGATGACAATAGAAAAAGTAGATTATCTCTAAAAGATATCAATCGTGCTCGAAAAGCATCCGATACCCACACTGAACAAAAAGCCAAGGATCTTAATTATGTTAGACAAATGTACGGTCTAGCAGCACAAGCAGCCGCTGGCGGGATCTAATGTCAAATAAAATAGCTTTTGTACTTGGAAACGGTACTAGCCGTTCTGTAATCAACTTACATAACTTAAAAGCAAAAGGTACAACCTATGGTTGTAATGGATTATATAGAGAATTTGTACCAGATCATTTAGTATGTGTTGATACTAAAATGATTATTGAAATTAGTGAAACTGAATATCACCTAAAATATAATGTTCATTCAAACCGAAATAAACTAACGGAACGAACACCTAATATTAATATTATGAATCCAAACAAAGGATGGAGTAGTGGTCCAACAGCATTGCTACTAGCAAGTCAGCACGATCATAAAGAAATATATATACTAGGATTTGACTATGTAGGTTTAGGAAAAGATAATCAGCTAGTTAATAATATATATGCAGGTAGTAGAAACTATAAGAACGTTAACGACAGAGCAACGTATTATGGAAACTGGCAAAGACAAACAATGATGTGTATAAATCAGCATCCAAAGACTAAATACTACCGAGTACTAAGCTCAATAGAAGATTATATACCGGATCATTTGAAGGATTTAAGTAATCTATCGCATATAACATATGAGGAATTTAATAAAATTCTTTAATAAAAAAATAAAATGGGCCGTTTTGAGCCCATTTTCAGCGTATATTTCCAATAAAGTGTAAATATAATAGACAGCCTTGACAATAAAGGAGAATGACATGACTGATCGCAACAAGTTTGAAGAAATGCTTGAGCGTCTTGTAAACGAAGACAAAGAAGGTGCAGAAGCATTATTCCACGAAATCGTAGTGGAAAAATCAAGAGATATTTATGAATCACTACTCGAAGATGAAGAAGTTGAAGAAACAACTGATGAAGAAGTAGATGAAGCAACTGATGAAGAAGTAGATGAATCAGAAGAAGACCTAGACGAAGCAACTGATGAAGAAGTTGATGAGTCAGAAGA